GTTTTACAGGTGGAGCTACATACGAATCTATTGAACCAATCAATATAGATTTTGACGATACTGAATTTGGTGATCTAGGGTATGACTCATTCTCTATGCCAAACTCAATATCCAGAGGATTAATGAACATTTATTATCTAACTGAAATAGACTAATGCCTATATACGAAGAAGAAAACAAAGAAAAAGACTCGTTTGACCAAGCTAATGACGCTCTCAAAGGTAACGTCGAACAGGAACAACAAATACAGGAACAGGCTATTGAAGAAGAGAAGGCTATTCAAAACGAAGCTGAAGAGTTAACAGATCCTCGTGGAGAAGGTAGCTGGGGTTTCAAGGCTGTAGCAAAAGAGTTACAGTCTGCCTTAACTGGTGGTGTTCAAGATACAGCTACGTCTGTAGCTACATTTGCTGAAAGAACAGCAGATGCTCTATCTGGCGAAATGCAAGAAGAGCGTGAAGAAAAAGGGTACTACGAACCAGAGTGGGATCCGTTTAAATCTTACTCTAATCCTATTGTTACAAAAACATGGTGGGGTAAGCTGTTAAGAGGCACAGTACACTTTGGTACTATGGCTGGTGCAACAGTACTTGCAGCAAAAGGTGCAGTTGCAGCTGGTGCTCCTCTAGGTATTGCAGCTGGTGCAAAAGCTTTACTAGGTGCTCCCAGTCTTGTACGTGCTGCTGGTATTGGTGCTGTATCCGACCTAGTATCTAAAGAATCTGATGCAGAAAACGCATTAGGTATGATGCGAGATCACTATGGTTGGATTGATACACCTCTTAGCACAAAAGAGACTGACCATCCTATTATGATGAAGATGAAAAACATCGTAGAAGGTATGGGCATAGGTCTTATCTTTGATGGAGCTGCTATGGCTCTTGGTAAGGGTAAGCAATCAGTACAAAAGATGATAGAATCTAGAGGCAAAAGTGTTGATGAGCAGACACTAGCTAAAGGATTGCAAGAATTACGCGAAGGCGAGTCTGGCTTTAGAGCTGCTAAAAACAAGCCTATGGCTGGTACACATCAGGGTGCTACTCTATCACAGGATGACCCATTTATTGTATGGGAAAATCAAAAGAAAATAAAGAACGACTGGGGTTCTGAAGAAGGAGCAGCTGGTAATGTTATAACACCAGTACAAAGAGAGCGTGCTGCTAAAAACTCAGGTCTTAGTGAAGAGGTTGTTGACGAAGTATTACGTAAACTGTATAGTAACAACAAGTACGACCAGCTTATTAGAGAAGCAAAAGAAAACAGACAGACACTTGTAGAAGCATTTGGTGATTCTATAGCTGCACACCAACGTATTACAGCTGGTAGAAATGCTGCTGATATGTCCCCAGAAGAATATCTAGAAGAGATACTAAGAAATACCGACGCATATTCTATAACAGATATAGACGGTAATCTTATAGATAGTGTAGAAACTATTACAAGTAAGTATGTAGTTGTCGCTGACATGGTTGTTGGTACATTGCTACAACAGGTACGTGACTTAGGTATTGCTGGTAGAGAAATCAAAGACTTTGTAAATCTAGCTGACACTGATGGCCCATTAGAAGCTATACGTGATACCATGTTTATGGCACTAACAGAAGCTAAACGTGCTAGAATAATTAAATCACAAAACTTTAGAGAACTAGGTGCAGGCAAACGTGCTTATCTAGAAAAAACGTTGACACAGGAGATGGCTGACACACGTGAGTCAATACAGGCTATACTAGATATATCAGTCGAAACAGACCCAAATGGCGAAATGCTTATGGCATTGTTTGAAGCTTTTTCATCTATGAAGACTGTAAATAATCTAGATGACTTTGACCAGTGGGCTCGTAAAATGATACGAGGTGGTGAGATCGAAGGTAAACAGCAGACAGGTGCTCTTGTCAGAGAACTACAAGGTGTTATGACACACAGTATATTATCTGGCCCTAAGACACCAGCTAGAGCTATCATCGGTACAGCTACACATACATTCTTACGTCCTATGGCTACAACTCTAGGTGCTGCATTGTCACTACCATTTACCAAAGACGTGCGTGGTTTACGTGCAGGGCTAGCATCTATGAACGCTATGATGGAAGCTATACCAGAGTCGTTTGAGTTATTTAAGACAAGACTAAATTCTTACTGGTCAGGCGAGATATCAACTGTTAAAACTAGATTTTCTGAGTATACAGCTGGAGATCAAAACTGGGAAGTATTACGTAGATGGGCAGAGAATAGTGGTAGAGCTACTGATGGTGACAAAGCTGCATTTCGTATGGCTAATATGGCACGCACATTGAACGATAAGAGTTTCTTAAGTTACTCTACAAAGATCATGGCTGCTACTGACGATGCGTTTGCATATATACTAGGTAGAGCTAAGATGCGTGAAAAAGCATTACTATCTGCATTTGATGTAAAAGATGCTGGTAAGTTAACTTCATATACTGAGATTGATACTCCTCTTGTAAAAAACTACGAAGACTATTTTTATCGTGAAATATTTGATGCAGATGGTAATATAGTTGATGAAGCTACAAAGTTTGCACGTAAAGAAGTAACACTAACTCAAGACCTTAGTGGTTTTTCTAGAAACCTAAACGCAGTGTTTCAACAGAATCCTTGGGCTAGACCTTTCTTTTTATTTGCACGTACAGGTGTAAACGGTCTAAAACTTACAGCTAAATTTACACCCGGTTTTAACTTCTTAGTTAAAGAGTTTAACGATATAGCATTTGCAAAACCAACAGCAGAAACCTTTGCAGAGCTTGGGCCAAAGTTTGGTATTACTAATGCTAGAGAGCTTGCTAACGCTAAGGCACTACAACGTGGCCGATTAGCGATGGGCTCTGCTCTAGTATTTATGGCTGTACAGAAATGGATGTCAGGAGAGCTGACAGGTAACGGCCCAATAGATAGACAAAAGCGTAATGTTTGGATGGATGCAGGCTACAAACCTAGAACTATAAAAATAGGCGAGGTACAAGTAGGCTACGATTCGTTTGAACCTTTCAACCAAGTTATGTCTATGATAGCTGATATAGGTGATGCTAGTTTACTTATGGGTGAAGAGTGGACAAAGGACAACCTACTCAAGATGTCTTTACTACTAGCTCAGGGTGTAACAAGTAAATCTTATCTTGCTGGTTTACAATCGTTTGTAGACTTGTTTGGTGCAAAACCCGGACAGCCTGCAAGAATAGCAGCTAACTTGATGAACAATACAATACCTTTAGGTGGTCTGCGTAACGAACTTGGTAAACTATTTACACCATACATGAGAGAACTAAACTCAGGTTTGATTGACTCTCTTAGAAACAGAAACCTATACGCAGAAGGTTTACCCGGCGAGGACTTACCAATCAAGTATGATATACTTAATGGTCAGCCAGTTAAGCCGTATGACTTTATGACTAGGGCATTTAACATGTTTAGTCCTATACAGTTTAACCTAAGCCAAAGTCCCGGTAGAAGCCTGCTGTTTAACAGTGGCTATGACATGAGATTGTCAGTTCTATACTCTCCAGAAGGTGACAACCTAACAGATGAGCCTAGACTTAGATCTGCATTTCAGAAAGCTATTGGCGATCAGAACCTAGAAGTTAGACTAAACAGGCTTGCAGACGATCCTAAGATACAAGAGTCTATAGCAGAAATGAACAGACTAATTTCTACAGGTCAGAGAACCGAGTACGAGGTTATGGACTTCTATCATAACAAACAGATAGATGCTATATTCCAAGCTGCTAGAAAATTAGCATGGCAACAAGTTAGTGCAGAACAACCAAAGGTAGCTGAGATAAAAGAAGAAGAGAGAGTAAAGAAAGCAAAACGACTAACTAAAACTAAAGAAACATTCCAATCCGAAATTCAAGTCCTACAACGAATTTATAAATAATGGCAACAACATTCATAGATTATACCGGGGATGGGAACGCTACTAAGTCGTTTTCTTTCCCTTCTATACAACAAACTGACGTACACGTAGATGTAGATGGTGTTGTAAAAACAGCAAGCGTGCACTACAATATTACAAGCTACACTACTACAGGTGGTGGTAATGTAGTTTTTACATCAGGCAATATACCATCTAGCGGACAACTTATACGTATCTTTCGTGATACAAACGTAGATAGTGCAAAGGCTACGTATACGGCAGGGTCATCAGTTAAGGCAGCTGACCTTAATGCCAACCATGAGCAGTTACTGTTTGCTGCACAAGAAGAACAAAATCAAACAGTACAAACACAGGATATAAAAGATGGTGCAGTTACAACAGCTAAGATACTAGACGGTAATGTAACAGAAGCAAAGCTAGCTAGTGACTCAGTAACAACTGCTAAAATAGCTGACAATGCTGTAACAATGGCAAAGTTAGCTGGAGGCACACTACCGACTGATATAACAGTTGCTAGTGCTAACATTGTGGATCTTACAATCGCTACAGCTGATATTGCAGCAGACGCAGTTACAGGAGCAAAAATAGCTGATGACTCTATTAATTCAGAGCACTATGTTGATGGTTCTATTGATACTGCTCATATAGCAGACAGTCAAGTTACTGGAGCCAAGATAGCAAGCACAACTATTACAGATGCAAAACTAGCATCTAACTCTGTTACAACATCTAAGATTACAGATGCAAACGTAACAACAAATAAGATAGCTGATGATGCAGTTACCATAGGTAAAATTGGTTGTGAACAGACTACTATAACTGACAGTGACTCACACCTACCAACATCTGGTGCTGTCGTAGACTATGTGGCTGCACAGCTAGAACCGTTTGGTGGCTTTGAAGCTATAGCTAACGAAGTATCATTTCCTAACACACAACCAGTATCTGGTGTTGCTATCTCTATAGCAGACGCAGCTGGCATAGTTGTAAACAGCAGTGGTGTTAGTACAACAGGCCGCACACTTAATGGTACAACTGTTACAATAAACAACATACCTTCTAACTTTCATAGTTCTACTGTAACTACAGGTGTACGTTTTATTGTAACGTCAACTGGTAGTGGACAGGTATACAACTACCATAAAGCAACTCTTGCAGAAAGCGACCTAGTTGGTCTTAGTGGAGACATCAATGATTTCAACGAAAGATATAGAGTTGGCTCGTCGAACCCTACAAGTAATAACGATGCTGGTGATTTATTCTATAATACAGCTACAAATAAATTACTCGTTTATAATACAGCAACTTCTGCGTTTGAAGAAACACAGTCAGTAGGTAACTTTTTTATAAATACATTATCTAGTTCATCTAGCACAGGAGGAGGAAGTGCAACATTTAATGGATCAGCTTACAGATTTACTCTTAGCAACCCCGGTCAGTTTGCACAGCAACACCTTGTTTCTATCAATGGAGTCATTCAGAAACCTAACAGTGGATCCAGCCAGCCAAGTGAGGGCTTCGCGATTTCTGGTGCTGATATTATATTTTCTGCCGCCCCTGCTAGCGGTGCTGATTTCTTCATCATCACGATCGGAGCATCAGTAAGTATTGGTACACCAAGCGACGGTACAGTCACAACTGCTAAGATTGCAGATGGGGCAGTAACAACTGCTAAAATTGCAGACGATGCAGTGACAGCTGCTAAGATTGCAGACGGAACAATACAACAATTTAACTTAGCATCAAATGCAGTTACAACAGTTAAGATTAATGCTGGTGCAGTTACAACTGCTAAGATTGCAGATGGGTCAGTAAATACTACTCAGATAGCAGACGACGCAGTGACTGATGCAAAGCTTGCTAACACGTCTGTAACAGCTGGTAGCTATGGTTCAGCCACAGCCATTCCAGCGATTACTGTAGACGCTCAGGGACGTATTACAGCGGCATCTACAAACTCTATCAACACCTCTACTATACCAGTAGCAGATGAGTCATCAGACACAACTTGTTTTCCTGTATTTGTTACAGCAGCTACAGGCGACCAAGCACCAAAGACTGGTAGTAATCTAACCTTTAACTCTGCAACAGGAGCTTTAGGTGCAACATCCTACACAGGTGACGG